GGTTATAGGGATTGAACTGGGAGTGAAACCAGATGACACCAGCGTCCTTACCTCGGCTTTTTGCCCGATAAGGCATCATTCCCGGCATACAGCCAGGAGCATGGACGTTGGCAGAGTCCAAAAGGGGCGCTGGCTTGGTTTCCAGTATCTTGCACCCCGAAATGTACTCCTTGACTACATTGGTATAGCCAGAAACGGGAGTAAACGTGTTAATGAGTCGGCCTCTGCGGGTAACGATACGATAACGAAGCGTTTCAACCCAGTCCAGAGGGACAAGTTCGTCGCACCAGATGATATCGCACTCACCACCCTCGATAACTCGCTTTTCTTGGGCATAATTGAGAAAGTAACATTGGCTTCCGTTCGGGAAAATGAACGTGCCGTCGGAAAAGCCGTTCTTCTGGGAATATTGGACGTTGGTCACCCGACCCTTCTTCAAGGTCTTGTATTCCGGAGGGATGTACTTCCAGATGATGTTCTGCTGCATCTCAATGGAAGACTTGGATGTCGTGTGCAGACACCAAACACGTGCGTTCGGTGAATTGACCATAGCTGCCACCACACGCTTTGCGGCCCATTCGGTCTTACCGGCACGGTTACCGCCTAGGACTAACAACTCTTGGTATTGCTTAAGCAGATCGTCGGCATCCTTCCAATGGAACGGCTCATAGCCATGACGATAAGGGTCGGTCTTCTCCGCATGGATTTTCTCCTCACGGATGCGGAGGATATCCGCTAACTTCTCCGTACCCAACTTTTCAGCCAGAACCTTCAACTCATCGGTCGAAGGCAGCTTGATGACTGGATGCGGAGTCAGTTTCACCAAGCCTTGCAAGACCAGTATCTCGGAGTGGTCTTGTCCTTGGCGGTGGCGCACTTATGGCGAGCGTGGAAAGACTTCCGACGAGCAGGGTTGCTCTTCTTGATGCTCATCTTGGGGTCGCCGAAACGCACGATTTTGGCCTTGCCGTTAGCGCCAGCCACATAGACAGCCGACTTCTTTGGGCCTCCAGGTGTGCGGAACGGACGGTTAAGGGTTACTTTCCTGCCTTTGTATTCTGCCATGTTCGTTTGGTTCGTAGAAAAATGATGGATGCGAGGTCATCGGCATCCGGTTCGTCCCAACTGTCTTCCTCTGGATCGCCACTCCAGAGCATAAGGTCACTTCTTACCCTTGTAGCCTTGGTAGCCCTTGCCGTGCATGGCCTTCTCAAAGGCTTGCATCTTGGCATGAGCCTTCTTGCCCTCCTTGGAGCCGCTTTCACCCTTTTCGTGCTTCATGCAGTTCTTCTTGGACTTCATAATGCCATAAGTTTCCCTAATGTGCCATATAAGTCAAGTCACACAACCAAAGAACCCAGAAAGGGAGTCGAACCCCTGCTAAGAGAACCAAAATCTCCTGTGCTGCCATTACACCATCGGGGTGGAGTTGACTAAAGATGCCCCCCCGTGGTGCGATCCTTACGGAGTCGTGAGGGGTACTGTTGGAAATGAGAGGATTCGGCAGGAATCGAACCTGCAACTCAGCCCTGAATGGACTGCATTTTTCCAGTTAAACTACATAATCCAAATGAGCCTTGAGCCGGAATCGAACCGGCAACCGTCCGTTTACAAAACGGGCGCACTACCAGTTGTGCTACCAAGGCAATATTCCGCATATCCCCTCGTCACTTCGGGGCGTTACTCGGCAAGCAGCTTCGGGGTGACATACCCGTGATTCGCCCCTAGGGAGGGACTCCTTCCCACTAGGGGAAGTACACGTCCTGGCATCGAGCCAGACCTATCCACACGCTTACCTTTCGTCGGACTGAAGGCGCAAGCACCCATAACCGACTGCCCAGCCGTCGCCGGGTGCGAAGATCTACAAAGAACAGGTACAAACTTACCGCTTTAGGCAACTTGTCAAACCTCAAAATTGCTGGCCCCATCCGTCCCAGCCGCCATAGCCGAAATAGCCGCCCGGATGAACATCGACATCCGCTCATCATACAGCCCATTGATGGCCTCATCCTCGTCGTAACACACCACCTTGAAGCTGCCGTCCTCGTCCTGCGCCACCAACATCCCCCTAGGACTATAAGCCTTGATGCTACCCACCGCCTCGCAGATCGCAGCCGTGAATTGCTCGTCCTTGGCGATAGCCCGGATATCAGTCTTACCCTTGGCCTTCTTCTTTCTTGGTCTTTTCGCCATGCCAGTACAGTCCCTTAGCCGACCCTCCAAGACGATAATAATAACCATCCCCAGAATCCCCAGAAGACTTCCCACACCCACACTCCTTATACTCCCTGTCCCGCCAGATATCCACCATCTCCCCGCACTCCAGGCACTCAAACCGCAACCGGGTAACCCTCATCACCACTTACCCCCAAACCTAGGATGCTTCGCAGCTACCCAACGGTCTAAGTCCTTACGCAACGGAACACGCATCCCCACCACGAAGTTCTTGCTGTCCTTCACCATCACGTTGATCGGCACTCGGTTCCTTCCACTCTCCAAAATACACGCAATAATCCGGGTATTCCGATACTTCCCAGACACCACCCCAATGAACTCCCGAACCTCCACAGCCGCCTCAACCTCCTTCACCAACTCCACCTCCAGGTTCATATCCTTCCGAATCCACTCCAACCCCTCATCCGTCCACTTCACAGGCCACAGCTGCTTCTTGGCGCTATTCGCAATCCTAGCCCAATGCTTCCCCTCCAACGCCCGACCCCTCAATTCCTTCAATTCAGCACGGCTCAACCCCAACAACCGGCTCAAATCACCTTCCTTATGCTTAAGTTCCATATTCCACCATCCAAACCCAATATCCCTTAAACTCAACCCAAACAATATGTATCCCTCGGCCTCGAAACTCAGCCTCGTCCCTTAACTACCCTGTCTTTCCCTTCCGGCTCTCTTTCAGATCGCCTCCAGGCGAAAGAACATCCCCCATGTCTGGGGGACTGAGGGGGGTAGTAGGGGATTCTTAAGGGGATTTTCCAGACCCTGTCAAACTCAATCTCCACTATTTATCCACCCATTAGATTATCTAATACTCCACATCACTCCACATAATACTCTAAAATACTCCATATGATACAGGCCATCAATGACATAGCGCTTATTGCAGAAAAATCGGGTATGAGTGAACCCGCTTGGGGTTTAGAACCATTCCAAGTGCCGACCCCCCTCCCCCCTGGGGTGCTAGAGCTGCCGATCACCGGGTCAGTCCGACCTAAGACACCCCATAAGGAAACCGTCGCGACGTCATAAGAAGGGCTAATAGGTAGTGACTGCGCCCAAATCCGGGCGGTCAGTCCCCTTGCCAATCCGTAAGGGAAAGACCACTACAGATACCGTAAGGACGAAACTGATACGGTCGTAAGGATTATTTCAATACGGTCGTAAGGACGAAACTGATACGGTCGTAAGGACGAAACTGATACCGAAACCGTAAGGGAAAACTTACTACGGAATAGCTGCGCCACCGTAAACGATTCCCCCTTACTTTACTATATCACCTTTCCCCTTACGCCGGATTGACTGTAGGCACAAAAAACCCCCAAGGGTTTTCCTGGGGGGCTTGTAGTAGTTATTTGTTTACTGTCCTATACTTCCTCGATCAAAACCCTTACCCCGTTTCTTAAGAATGCGTTTTCAAGGTTTGCGATTCTTTCCGCTTCCTTCAAGGGCAGCTTTATTGCCTCCTCCCGCTGGACGGTTGCCCAATCCACGGTTGAACCGCAAATACGATAGGATTGAATAAGGTATTGCGGAGTTTTATGGTTTGCGTGAATCCTTGCAAAGTCCCGTTTCAATATGTAGAGGGTTTGAGTTTTCATTTTGTTTACTCCTTAGGCAAAGAAAGCGATGAGGAGGGCAACAGTGCTAAGGGAAATTGCGGAGGCGATTAAGTAGGGCATAGGAGGGAAGGGTTTAGCGGGCATCTACTACGCCCGCATTCTCGAGGGCAATCAATTCGCAAGGGGTAACGTCCCCTGTTACGAAAACCGCCCATTCAATCCCCTCGTGGATAAATGTCTCGGAAAAGGGAATTCCAAGGTCAATGGTCTCGGCATAGGGGAGAAGGGCAAAGGGGTTGCAAGGGTTGTTTCCGCTTTCGGAATAGGCAATAAAAGCCCTTAGGGTAAGGGCAGGGGATGGGCGGTGATGCATAGTCATATGATTGGGTTGGATTGGGAAGGGTTGTAGGGGTTATTTGCAGGAGGAGAGGTAACGATTGATAAGGGCTTTCTCCTTAGGGGTGGCAACACCTGCGGAAAGGGCAGAAACCGCCATGTCGATAGAGTCAGCTAGGTCAAAGTAGCGAACCGCCTTGTCATATTGCCCGCCTTTGTCGGCGCTATCCCCTTCCGTCCGCAAGTATTTGAGGAGCATGGCAAGGCAATGCATTTGGTATTGATTGAGGGTTCCGTCCGCTTGGATTGATTGATTCGGGTTATTCATAGGATTAGGTTGCATCCCCTAGAGAATGAAAGGGCAGGGGATAGTCAACCGCCTTTCTTTAGGGGTAGGGGAAGGGCAAGGGAAGGGCAAGGGGAGGCAAAGGGTTCCAGGATTAATGGGATCTTAGCGGGCGCATGTCGACGTTGCACCCGGTGGCCTTAAGGGCAGCTCGCCCGGTGATCGCAAGGCAAGGGCAGCTTTAAGGGTTCCAGGCGGGCGGGCGGGCGCATGCGCCTACCTACCTACCTACCTACCTAGGCACAAAAAAGGCAAGGGGTTGCCTTGCCTTATACCTACCCATGTGGGGGAGGGTTAACCGTGGGAAAGGTATTCAAGCAAACGCCCATCCGTTTTTTCGTTAACGGTTTGAAACGTCCACCGGGTGACTAGGCCGGGGTTTTTAATACCTAGTCGTTTGGCAATGTCTACTTTTTCCCGGTCATGGGTAAAGTTATCCCATGATTCCGCAGCTTCATTATATTCCCTTTCCGACAATTCGGAATCATCTAGGCATGGATAATCCGCAAGGGCGCAAATAATTTCCGCAGCTTCCACTAGGGCGGTTTCCGGTGCGTCTTTATGGATCAATAGGGAGTCAATCCAACCGCAGCCCCAATGGTTTGCGCTTGCAACGGTCACTTGCATTTGAGGGCAATGGATATCACCGGGGGCGGTTTCGTTTATTTCCTCCCCTTCCCATTGTGAAAGGGTTTTGCGGGCGGTTTCAAAGTTTACCTTTTCCAGGGTTCCGCTGTCCCGGTTTTGAGAGACGATCACAAAGTAACCCTCCCAATTTTTGCCAACATAATTAGACGGGCGCACCCATGCGTTATCTTTTAGATATTCTAAGGCGGTTTCTTTATTCATAGGTTTCTGATTTGTGGGGGTTAAGAATGCGTGTAACCGTCCCTTTCAATCCCTAGGACAATATGACCCCCGGAAATATATTCGATCGGAACCATAAGGGCAGCTTTAGCAGGGTTTCCGAATTCGGGATAAGATCCCGAAAGCAAAACGTCAACCGGCTTCCCCCACCTTACGGAAAGGGAAAGCAAAGCTGCGGTTTGTTCGCTTGTTAGGACGTATTGCCCCACCTGGAAAGGGAGGGGAGGGTTTTGGTTTTCGTTATTCATGGGAGGAAAGGTTAAAGGGTTTCGTTATCTTCCACGATATTGCGGATTTGTTCAAGCGCCCGCATTTGCTGACCCGTTGTGATTTGTTCCGGGTGCAAAGCTGCCCACCGTAGGACAGCATTTGCGGTTTCGTCATCTTCCAAGGGAAGGAGACCGGAGAGAATAGAGAGCGCCTTATAATGGGTCATAGGTTTATTTGCGGTTTAGAGAATAGATTAAAACAAGTAAGCAAAGGGTTACGGTGAACATGGGCAGCTTTCATTTGTGGATGACAAATCCCGTTTTGTCCTTTTTCGCCGGGCCTTTTGCCTTTAGCAAAACAAATTTGCCTAGGCCGGATTGCCACGTTGGATCATCCAAAAATCGCAAGTCGGATTTATCACCGTCAACGGTTTCGACGTTCAACCCTTCAAAGGGGATTTGTTCGCCCACCTGGAAACCGTTTGCAACCGCCGCGACGTTAACCCCGGCACGCAAGGCAAGGGCAGCTTGCGCCCGGTTTGTCTCGGAAAGGGAAAAGGTTAAATGATAATTCTTAGGCATGTCACCCTTTGCCCATGCAAGCGCCCGTTTGATGGATTTAGTGTAGTCGTACGTTTGCAAGGTTGGATAGGTTTCAAACACCTTGCGGAACAAGTTTTCAACGGGAAGATCACTAGTCCCGTTAAGACGTAAAGCCGGGGTTAACCCTAGGCGGTTTGCCTTACGGACTAGTTTTGCAATGTCCTTTAGAAGTAGGGCAATGAATGCGTCTCTTTCGTCATGTAGAAACCTAGTTTTCATGACCCGGCTTTTATTGATCGCCTTAAACATTGCAGCACGTCCAGCTGCCCACAAACAAGACATGGCGCAACCGTGGGAAGCATGTACGCACATGTTGCCTACACCCGCAAGGGTTCCAGGCGCTAGGTATAAGATGCCAGTAAGGTATCCGGCTTTTTCCCCTTTTACCGTCTTCGCATCCGCTGAAACGGAAAGAAGGGTTTTAGGGATAATAAGGCGCAGCTTGGAAGCCGGATGAGGTTTGATGTTAGAGAATGCGTTTGACATGGGAGGGAAGGGCAAGGGGTTTAGATAAGGGTTGCGATAAACAAACCGCCAAACTCCCCGTGACCCGTGCAAACGTGGCCCCGGAGTTTTCGACGTTGATCGGACATGCGCCGGGCTTCGGCAGCTACTTTCCGGGCTTCTTGCACGTCATCAAAGGCGAGAAAGAAAACAACGGAAGGGGGAAGCCCGTCCTTTGTTTCGCTTGTGCAATCGGAAACAAAAGCCCCGGAGTAGGGTTCAATCCCCATATTTTGAGCAGCGTTTGTTAGAATCATTTCAATGTCTTTTGGATAGGTCATAGGTGTATTAGGTACGTCCAAACCGAAACCCTTCCCTTACCTATAGTCAACCGTTTTTTATAAAGGTTAACTCTAGGGGGATAGGGGAAGGGCGAGACCTGGAAATGGCGCACGGGGCCACGTGACCGGCTGCCCTAGGCATGGCATGACGTGATCGTCGCAACGTCACCACGGCGGCGCTAGGCCGGTCGGACAGCAGCTCCAGGAGGCGAGCGTGGGCGAGCGCACGTATATAAGCCTACCTACCCCATACCCTCATACCTCGTACCCCATACCCCTGCCTACCTAGGGCGTACCTACCCCTAGCCTACCCGATGCCTACCTACCCCATACCCCTACCTAGGCATGGCGCAGCTTGGTCATCTCCACATCGAATCCACGTTGGAACAGTTTCTGGACTACCGCTTGACGCACTCAACGATGTCCTCCCAGTTATCGACCACAGATTGGATTTCCTCAATGCTGACATTCGCATTGCACGTGAACTTCTTGAGCGTCTCAGCCATGATGTTGCCCGTGGTGAGGAGATAACGGCAATCCTTCTCATGCCGGGCGTTCTCCTTGATGAGTACCGTGATGCACTCATGTAGCTGCTTGTCCTGCACGAACAGGTAGTTGGGCCATTTCTTCATCTCCTGCCAAGACTTGTGGATGTAGTCCTTGCGCCATAGGCCGATGTTGTACCCATCGCATCCCTTGCGTAGGGACTTCACCTCTGCTTCAAGCCGGGCGTTCTCCTCCTGGAGTCCACCGATCTGGTTGATGTAGCCGATGTTATCGATGCTTTTCTGTTTCATCTGATGCCGGAACACAGCCAATGCCCAAGCGGGATTGTCCCGCACCTGTTCGACCGTGAAGTCGAGGATGTTCTCTTCGCTTGATTTACGTTTGTCCGTATTTGCTGAGTCTGGTTGAGCATCTGAGCCATTCTTCAAACCAGCCATAGATGGCGTGTTATCCTCCTTGGCCTTGGTTAATGCGTCATGCTTGGCGTGTACAGCACCAGCCAGCTGCGCCGATGCGATGGCCTCCTTGAGCAACGGGTCTACGTTCACGAAGGTAGGCTCGTACCTTTGGTCTTTGATGTCCCTTGGCGGTGGGCCGGGAAGAGGTATCCAATGGGTAGGACAGATATCCGCTTGACCGGCTCGCTTGTCCCGTGTCCACCATTGCTTGAGTCCTACCATGTAACAGCCGAATACCTCGACCCCGCCTGGAGGCTTGGAGTCCCATAGGATTGCCCACGTGCCACCGGGCAACGTGCTGATTGGTTGCCACTTGCTCATTGAGGATATCCGTTTGCTGCGAAGTACTGCCGACCGATGTACCGGATGGTCTTCATCGTATTGGCGAGGTCATCGCAGTTCGTGTTGTTGCAAGAATGGAACTGGCCTTCAAACTTCACGTTCTGGCATCCATCCCATTTCTGGGTGAAGGTGAACAGGATGTCCTCGCAATCCATGACACGCTGGTGGTACTCCTCGTAGGACGGGAAGTCCTCCATAGCGATAGGGTAGTAAGGGTCGATGACCTTGCCGCTGAAGAAGTGCCCGCCACGCTCAAGGATGACGATCTTAGCGTCCTGTGCGTGGAGCAGATAGATGTCTACGAGGTTGCTCATTTGCGTTTGTTCTTGGTCTTGGGCTTCGACTTGCGCTTGGCCTTCGCCTTGGGCTTCTTCCTGGACGGCTTCTTGAACGGCTCGTCGGAGAAACAGAAGTCGAACGGAGGAACATACACGGAGTTCTCATCGATGAGGTCTGTCTTGATGGACGACTGCAACAGTCCGTACTTGTCCTCCAGTTTCTTGTAGTCCTCCGACGAGACGTTGGTCACGAACGATGCCTCCCGGAGACGCTTGCATTCGGCTTCCAGTTCAGCGATGCGGGACAGCAGCTCCTCGTTCTTCTTCTTACGGACTTCATCCGTACAGATGAGGATGTCGAACGCATCACGCAGATTCAACTCGTTGATTTCGCTGCCATTGAGGTAATCCTTGTTAGCCAGTTCCCTCTTGATGAAGAAGTGGTCATCACGGTTGCGGGTGATGATCGCCTCCTTGCTGGAGACCATATTGGTCAAGTGCTTCACCTGTTCGGCAAGCCCCATCATGTGGATGTTGATTTCCTTAACACGACCGGAGTAATCCTCAAACGCAGCCTTCGGTGCATTGGGATTCTTGGGAAGGCCAAGATACAGGTACTCGATGTCACACAGCGCAACTTGATGATTCGTGTACAGCCGGTTCCAGCAAGCGACCGACTTGTCCAAGGACAACTGGAGCTGCTTGATCGCAGACCACGGGTTCAGCCACCAGTACTTCGGCAGCTCTCCCTCTTGGTATTCGATGAGCATGTGGTTCTCATGCTTGGCGAGGATGTAGTCCCGTTCATAGGACTTTTGTTTGGTCTTCATGTCTTGGGCGTGGGATGTAGGGTCGGGCATAGGTTTGGTTATCGGTGAAGGTTGTTCTCGTTGAGGTAATCCTCTACAAGTTGGATGCGCTTGCCAATCCATTTCATGCAGTTCGTAGCCATTGAGTTTCCTATGGCCTTATACCTTGGGCCGTCCGGGCATTGCTCCGGGGGCTTGCCCCTCCAGGAGATGCGGGTATGGTTACGAGGAAACCCCTGCAAGGCTTCGCATTCTTCGGGAAGCAAGCGACGCACAGCCATAGGTGGAACGACAACTCCGTGGATGTCAGTTTTAGTCAGCGTATACATCGGCCCGCCTTCGGTTGCACCAACGCCTTGTGGGCCAGCGTTATCGCTGCGCCCGATAATTGTGCCTTGAATAGCGATGGGCTGGAAAGCCACGGCAACTGCCGTTTGGACAAACGGCACATTGCCCCCACCCGTGCCGTATCGTGCAGCTACGGTTGGCGCTACTTCGTGAGGGCCGGTAACACGACTGTCGTTGGGATGGTTGTCGTACAGGTACTGCTGGGGCTGTACCCCTACGGCATGGTGATGGTGCGCCGTGATCGTGTACATCGCATCACCGGGCTGACCGACCCCGAAGGTCTGACGGTTCTCATCAGCACCTTGCGGACGGGTAGCCGCCATCGTGTTGATGGGGATGACCTGTTGGGGCGTGGCAACGAACTGGTCTTGGGTGCTGGCGATAGTAAATGTTTTGTCTTCATAGGCCAACATGCCAGTACCGCCTTTCTCGTTCGGACGAACCTCACCACCCTTAGTGCCGGTATACTCGCCACCTCCACGTACCTTGAAGGCGATGGGCGGTTGCACCGCATGCGGGCCTTTGGCTACGAGCGTAGGGCAAGTATCGGTATGCCCGATGAACGGGTCGTAGAGGGCGTTCTCGCCTTGGTTGAAGGAAGCCCTGTCAGCGATGACAGGGAGCGCCTCCGAGGAAATATGGTCAATGACCATATTGAAGCCGTCAGCCCGGCTGTAGTCGTTGCTGGTTGTCTCCAGGCAATTGGCTACGTTTGGGTTTCCTGCTGTTCCGAATGGCAACTGGATGCGGCTTGGGCTTCCAACGCTTGCTCCAGCAATGGGGGCAGTTTCTTCTCCCGCTTTCTTGCCCGCCTTAGGATTCCCGAAGCTGCTTGGGCCGTCAAATAGTACCGCTGTGGGATGTCTCCAGTCACCAGTACGGCAGCCAACGATGAAGACTCTTTTCCGACGCTGGGCGAGTCCGAAGTTTGCAGCGTCAAGAGTTCGGTAGGCGAACCCATACCCGAGTTCAGCCAACGCTGAGAGGAGGGCCGAAAAATCTTGTCCTCCCCTTGCGGACAACAGTCCTGGGACGTTCTCGTACACCAGCCACTTTGGGCGCAGCTTTGCAACAAGGCTGAAGTAGACAAGGGATAAGTTGCCACGTGGATCAGCCATTCCCTCTCTGAGACCGGCAACTGAGAAGGCTTGGCAGGGTGGGCCTCCAACGATGACATCCACAGATCCAGTTGGGATATCCCATGACTGGAAGTTTTCGAGGTTTCCATAATTCTTAACGTGAGGCCAGCGTTGCTTCAAGACCTCGCATGGGAATGGTTCGATTTCTGCGAACCCGACTGGTGTCCAGCCGAGAGGCTCCCAAGCGATTGATGCCGCTTCGATGCCGGAACAAACTGAGAAGTATCGCATGTGTTGTAGCGCAAGGAGTTCACTTGGTTTCCAGGTCTAGGATGGATTGAAGGAAACGTGTGCGGAAATCGGATACAGACTCTTCCTTCTCCGGTTGGATTTTAACCACGTTGATGCTGACCCCATAGACCTTGACGGCTTCCACGATGGACTGCCACAACTTGTCGTAGCGACGGTACATCATCACCTTCTGGGACTTGGTCAGCCCCTTAGCCGAGGTCTTGGGATCGGTGGCTGCGAAAGCCAAGGAGCGCAAGGTAGGCCAAGAGAGTTGCGGGACTAGGTCTTCCTCGCAAGCCTCACGGAAGCGTTCAGCTGCACGTGGGAGGAGGTCGAAGTACACGGTCACTTCTGCCGTGTTCTGAGGTTTCTTGTTATCGGACATATGATTATTTGATGATGGGGAGAACGTTGGTTTCGTAGAGGGGGTGCTTCTTGTTCCACACGACACCCTTCTTGGTGAGCGTGGCGAGGGATACCCACCATGCTTCTTTGCCACCAGAGTCGATGGATACGTCGTTGATGCCGGTGATGATTTGGCATTCGGCCTTATCGACATACCACTCCATCGAGAAGCCCTCGAAAGCGTGACTGCCGGAGTTGAACCGCTTCATGATCTCCTGGATGAAGGAGTCGATGTTGGTGCGGACACCCGTGATGTGAGCCGTGTCCGACTCTTTGTCTAGGCGCACGACCTCGATGCGGGTCGTACAGATGTACATTTTCTTTGGATTGTTCATGGGAAGGAATGCCAGAAAGGCAGACCCCCCAATGACAGTCAACGAAAATAGTTACACCTTTTTCATATTATTACGACTTGGCCTCTGGGGGTGGCGTAACGTCGATGGGCATGCTGTTAATGTTCAACAGTTTGTTGATATCATCAGCGGAAATCTTGAGTTCAGCCTTGACCTGTACCGTGGGGGTGGGGTCAACCAACTTGTCCATCTTGTCGATGGCGATGGCGGTCGAGAGCATGAGTTGACCGATCGGGATGTTCTCCACCTCTGCCTCCAAGCGTGTCGTGGACTTGTCGATGAAGGAGGCCAGTCGCATGGCTGTCTTGCGCTTGAAGGCGAGGATGTCCAACTGCCCGGAGTCCTGCAGCTGGTTGCGGATTTGTGCGACCTCGACAGGTGCTACTGCGGTGAGCCGAGCAACGGACTCGCTGGGCGTACCTTGCTTGAGCAAGGACTCGATGCGGTTCTTGGTGGCCTTGGTTAACTTGGCCTTGTCGGGCTTGGCTCTGGTCGGCAGTCGTTCGTACTGTGGGTCTGTATCCATGTAGTCATTATTAGCATATTGCCGTACAAAGCAAGGAAGGTACTGTATTAACTATGCTCCTAGTCCACACCGAGATAAACATCTGCCCGCCTCCTACACACCAAGCAGCTCTCCGCATCCTTAAGAACAAGAAGACCGGCGCTATGTTCGTGGGCAAGATGGAGAAGTCTTCAGCCAAGAAGTGGAACGTCCAGTTCCAAGCGATGCTTGAGAAGACCCGTGCCGAGGAGAAGATTGCCACGATCACGGATGCCGTGACGGTCAACGTCTGTTTCATCTACAAGCATACGGCTGACTCCAAGCGGATTGCCAAGCGGATGAACCTACCTTTCGTCCCCAAGCGGACACGCCCAGACCTGGACAACCTAGCCAAGTCCGTGCTGGACTGCATCGTCACGGCTGGCTGGCTCAAGGACGACAACCAGATCGTCGAACTCCAATTGACCAAGCGTCATGCGGACGAGGAAGGATTGACTATTGACATCCTTCGCTACCCCATCCAGACCTAAGTCCTCTCACCCACCCACAACATGAGCAAACACCAAATCGTCAGCGGCCTTCCGTTCGCTGAGTACAAGAAGAACCCCGGAGTCAATGCGTCCTTCCTCAAGAAGTTCAACGTCTCCCCCAAGCATGCCGTCGAGGATGTCTTTGAGGGCAACGATGCGACCGACCTTGGCTCCTACATCCACGCCCTAGCCCTCGACCCGTCCTCGCTGTCGCAGTTCAACTGCATGCCGACCACGGGTGAAGGCTCCCGCACCGCACGTGCAATCTGGCTCAAGGAGAACCCGGAAGGCATTCTCCTTTCCCCTAAGCAGATGGAGAACGGCAAGGCTTGCGCCCAAGTCATCAAGGAGTACGACCTGTTCCGTGAGTTCGTCTCGATGGATGGATACGAACCGGAGGTCACCATCCTCACCGAGCATCCCAAGTACGGCTTCCCGATGAAGGCTCGACTCGACATGCTGGTGCGTAACGAGAACGGCATCTGGATCGGTGACATCAAGTCCTTCGGTGGCTCCAACAACAGCAATGCCATGACGAAGAAGTCCCTGTTCTATTGCATCCGTGACCGAGGCTATGACTTGCAGCTCGTCCACTATCGTCGATGCATCCAACAGGTCTTGAACCGTACGCCAGAGGCCATGTACCTTTTCTTCGTGGAGACTGGTACTCCAGGTCACGACCGCATCCGTGTGGAACTGGACGAGGGCTGGCTGGCACATGCTGAGATGCGCTTGGACGAATACTACCGCATCTACAACGACTGCTGGTTGTCGGGTGTCTATCCCGGCATCAACTTCGGCAGTCCCCTCAAGTTAACCTTGGGAGATACGCTGTAAGCCATGACCCACGGGACTTGGATTCCTAGGCTCGTTCTTGAACGGGCCGATATCCCCCTGTCCGCTAAGCTGCTCTACGGACTCATCGATGCTCTCGATGGGGACGAGGGGTGCTTTGCGTCCAACGGCTGGATTGCCACGAACTTGGGCTTGGGCAAACGCCAGGTGCAGAACCTCCTAACGACCCTCATCGATGCCGGGCTGGTTGTCCGTGTCGAGCGGGAGGGTAAGCGCTACCTCCAGACCATCGAGAAGGCGGCTCTCTCCGGGGCCAAGAGGGATGCAGTAGATTGCACCCCCCCCGTGCAATCCGTTACACCCCCCCCATGCAATTCATTGCACCCATATAATACAGAGGATAACAAAGAAGATAAAACTAACCCCTTACCCCTTCCTTTGCCTCACGGTGAACCGTTCAAGCGAGCATGGGCCGAGTGGGTGCATTACCGCAAGCGCACCAGCCGAGCCTTGTCCCAGTTCGCATCAGCCAAGCAGCTGAAGATGCTGGGAGCCATGACCGAGGACGAGGCATGCCGGTGCATCGAGAGGTCTATCCTCAACGACTGGCAAGGTTTGTTCGTTGACACCTCCAAGCCCAAGGGCAACACCAAGACCCTCTCCTCAACCGATCACCACAATGGCTTCTGAACGACCCTACTGCCGGGGATGCAAAGGGCAAGTGACCCCCGTGCTGGACACGAACAAGGGCCAGCTGCTGAACTTCTACACCTGTCAGCCGTGCGCTGTCAGCGGGAAGACCACGCACTTCAGCCATCCGTTCGACTACACCGAGATGTTCGCTGGCAAGGGCTACCGCTTTTCCCCACGTCATCCCGACTTCCCAAAGGCTTTCGAGGACACGGACAGGGCAAGGCTCGCACCCAACCTCCAAAGGGCTTTGGACTGGAAGCCAGACGGCAAGAAGTCCCTGCTTCTGCACGGCATCACGGGGGCTGGCAAGACCCGCACCGCTTGGGAAATCTTCAACCGCCTTTGGCTTTACAACTTCCCGGAGAAGGCCGTGTGGTTGCCCATGCGTAAACTTGAGGGTGCAATCGAGAAGGGGTTCGATGACCACAAGCACGGCAAGGTACTAGACTACTTCTGCTCCGTCCCGCTCCTGGCGCTCGATGACCTAGGCAAAGAAAGATTGACTGCCCGCATGGAGACCGACCTATTCGCAATCATCGACGAACGAACTTCCAACCTACAACCCACGATCATCACAACGAACTACAATGGTACGACCCTACTTGAACGCTTCAGCAACAAAGAAACAGGCGAAGCCTTCCTCCGAAGACTCCGTGAATACTGCGATGCCTTCCACGCTTAAGCGGCTGGATCGTGACGGCCTCCGCTGGGAGGTAGCCACCAAGGGCGCAGTCTATTCCGTAGACCTGTCCGAGGAGAGCTGCACCTGTCCCCATTGGACGTTCCGTCTCATCGACAAGCCGGTGGGCAAGCGTCGATGCAAGCACGTCCTGGAATGCCGGGAAGCCTTCACGAACCGAATCATCCTCGCCCTCAAAAATAATTGTTGACGAGAGTGTCCACAGCCACAACCTCACTTACCTCCCTCCTATGAAACGTCTACTGTCACTCCTGCTCGCTGTCGCATCCTGCGAGGCGAAGTCCATCGTCAACGAAGACCTCATCCACAAGGTCGCCATCATCGAATCGAACGTCAACGAAGACGCTGTCGGTGACGGTGGTCGCAGCCTTGGTGCTTTCCAGATCGGGCAAGACGCTTGGGCCGATGCCGTTGCCTACAACCGGGTCACCGCTGGCCCGCACGACCAGACCTTGCCGACCAACTGGAAGGTCTATGCCCATGACTACAACGTGGCGCACCGTGCAGCTGAACTCATCCTGCTCATGCACGAAGCCCGGATGATTCGCAACAAGGTCAAGCCGACTCCGATGAAACTGTACATGGCCTACAACATGGGCTACAACCAAGCCGCCTCGTTCAACTTCAACGAGAACATCACCTTCGGCAAGAGGAAGGCGATCCTCCTGCGAGCCAAGCATATCCTCTCCAAGTAACCTTCCCACCCACAACAATGAAGAAACAAAAACCCTCCAAGCCGCTGGTCTTGGAAAAAGAAATCAAGTCCTACAAGGTGATTGCTTCCACGAAGTACATCCTCTTGGAGGACGGCAACATCGCCCGCATCCTCAAGAAGCACAAGCGATGCGGTCGCAACTACCTGTTCCTCCGCTTCGACAAGCGCATCACTAAATGCCTTGGCGAGGACGCTGTCGCACAACTCGCCTGGTAACCGCCATGTCCAATCCCACCAACCACCTCAAGGCCATCATGGCGTTCGCCTCCGATGAGGTCGTACGCATCGAAGCCGAGATCGACAACAAGGATACCCAAATCGAATACCTCTCCGACAAGTTGTCCAAGTTGTTCCATGAGCTGCGTTCCTTCCATGACGAGCATGGTCGTGACCTCCACCCGGAAGTCTTGGATGCCTTCAATGCCGCATGGCGCAACCATGAATCGTCCTTCGACGTGTGGAACGCTGGCAACAATCCCGAAACCATCAACGACGACGACCTCTAAACCAATCTCTACCCAATCTCTACCCAAACATATGAGCAACCCAATCATCGAACAACTCCGCAAACCCTTCCACCCGTCTCGCATCGAGTGGCGTTTGCAATCCTCCGGCGAGAAAGCCGACGGCTCCATCTGGGGTCGTTGCCTCGCCTACATCGACAACCGTGCCGCTATGGAACGCCTCGATGAAGTCTTCGGCCTCAACTGGTCGCAAGCCGAGGAGTTCAAGCAAATCGGTTCGCAAGCCGTCTGCACCGTGACGATCACCATCGAGAGCGTGGCTGGCGAAGAAGGCCGTCCGCTGTTCCCCTACCGCTCCGTGTCCGGCAGCTGTGCCGTGGAAGCCAACGGTGACATCGACCCGTTCAAGTCCGCTGCGTCCGGCGCTATGAAGCGAGCCGTGGTCAACCTTGGCATCGGTCGCTACCTGTACGACATGCCCGAAGCGTGGGCTGTCATCGACCCCAAGGGCAAGTACGAGGGCAAGACCAAGAACCAGACCCGCTTCCGCTGGAACCCTCCAGGTGATGTCCAGCCGTCCACCGCTCCCCAAGCGACCATCGAGGACTCCGCTCCTTACGTCAACTTCGACGCATCGTTCACTAAGACCAGCAACGCTCCTGCCGCCCCGGCTCCCGCCCCTGTCGAGTCCGATGGCACGTGGCGTACGATGGTCATCCCGTTCGGCAAGCAGAAGGGCCAGACCCTTGGTCAGCTGCCTCCCAACTCCCTCAAGTGGTGGCGTGAGAACTACCAGCCCAAGCCTTACAACGGCAAGATTTCCGCTAAGGACAAGGCGTTCCGTGACGCTCTCGACCAGTCGGCTGAAGCCTACAAGCCGATGCCCGGCCTCCCCGGCAACGATGAAGTCGTGACCGAAACCCCGATGGACGACGTTCCGTTCTAAGACCTATGCGCCACGACAACGATCAAGACGAACCCGAAGTCCTCGATGAGAGGACGGGTAGCGTCCAGCGTACGGAGATTATCATCCGTGACGTTGCTGAGCTGCCTGTCCTCACGGACGAGGAAATCATGGCAATCCTAAACCTCGCCAAGCATGAGCGTAACTAAACTCAAGAAGGCGGTCGGTCTCTCCCCCGATGACGTGCGTCGCCTCATGGCTGAGATGACCCCTGTGGTCACCAAGGTCGAGGATACCTACAAGCCCAAGAACTCCATCGAGGCGGCTTATCACATGATCCAGAAGTCCGGCTCGACCTTGGCTTGCGCCTGTCAGTCCTGGAAGGTGAAGAAGGTGGACGTGATTAAGTACGCCAAGGAGAACAACCTACCGTTCCTTTGGTCGGTATCGACCTACGATGAGGAGGCCAAGAAGATTGCCGAGGACATGATTAAGACCGGCAAGCATGTGCAGAACGTACGACACGGATTGCGTCAGCGGGTGGCCTATCTGCTGGCCTTGAAGGTCGGTGTATCCGAGGCATGCCGTAGGCTGTCCATCGATCGTCGTGGGCTTTACTACTACTGCAAGAACTACGATTTGCCTACACCAGCAAGAGCCATTAAGTAACGTCATGGACAACAAATACGACATCGTCGCTATGGGCGACAACCACGGTGACCTTGCTTGCGAGGATACCCTTGACGCAATCATGGAGTTCGTGAGACGTGTGAAGCCCAAGTACCGGGTACACCTTGGCGACAACTGGGACTACCGCTGGGGTCGCAGGGGCGTGGATAAGTCCTCCGCTGAAGCCAAGCAGGGCATGGAGGAAGACCTCCAAGCGGGCATCAGTTGGGTTAAGCGCTACAAGCCCACCCATTTCCTCTTCGGAAACCACGACGACAGAATCCGGCAAATCATCCAGAACACGGACTCCATCAAGGACAAGGAGGACATGCAGAAGCTGCAGGACAAGATGATGTCCACCCTTCGTGGGGTAGGTTGCAAGGTCATCAAGCCTTACAACGTGAAGACTGGTCGCATCCAGATCGGGCCTATCACCTTCATCCACGGGTTCAGCCACGGTCAGAACGCCTTGCTCAAGGATGCCCGTACGTTCGGTCAGCCCGGTGGCGGGTTCTGCATGGGCCACTTGCATCGCCTGGAGCAGCTGAACATCGAAGCCTTCGATGGCGGTGCGGCTTGGCTGTGCGGTTGGGCAGGACGGCAGGAGGATGCCGACTATTCGTTCCGTATGCCGGGAAGCCTACGCTGGCAGAATGGCTTCATGTACTTCAAGGTGGACGGAAACAACTACATCGGGAAACAGGCGCACCGCTTCGGTGACGGCTGGTACTTCCCCAATGGGGAGGTCTACAAGAAGCGATGAGCGACACTAAGCGATACAAACTCCGTCCAATCTTCTGGGATTACACACAGGTGAAATCTGTGAGCAAAGACCAGATTGATGCGATGGGTAATGAGTCTGCGTATTCGCACAAGGATGGAGACTGGGTTAAGTGGGAGGACTACGCCCGCCTCGAGGCCGAGGTCGAGCGGCTGGAAAAGGAGGTTTGGCGTATGAAGGTCTTTAAGGGTATTGACGAGGATACCAAGGCCACGCTGAAGGATGCTCTTAACACAGTCCCAGAATGGGCTAAAGTTTTGGAGACTGATGCCGAGAACGCCCGCCTCAAAGCCGAGGTCGAGCGGCTGACCAAGGCGGGGGATAAGATGGCAAAGCGAACAGAGTTCTTTCAAAAACGATGGGACGCTGATGAACTTTGCCAAGAGGT